GTGGCCAAGCGGACACCTTTCGCACCCCCCCAGGGCTAAGCCCCGAGCCGGCTATTTCAGGCCGGCACCCAACGGAGTTTCAGTGTACATGCTCCGTACATGGCTGAATGCTCTAGGTGCTGTTTGTCGGAAGGGAATATAAAATCTCCTTTCGCAAACTGCTCCAAGGTCACAGCTCGACCTTCTCTCTTTCGAGAGAGGTTAAGTAATGACTTTTGTAGAGCAGCGTATCCGTCCAAAGGGTCCTTACGGATCACAGGACTAACGACCCAAGCTCGTACTTCACGAACTTGGAGGTTCCGATTAAATCGGTACTTTGGCTTTTGGCCTATCGTATAGATACGCCCAACTCCTGAAGAGTCCTTAGGTATTGTGGGATATACCCGCAATATGTGTTCACACTGTGAATGCATGAACTCTGCTGCCCGCCAGTAACCTTTAAGAAAAAGGAGATTGGCAGTAGCAGACCAAGAGACTAATTCAGAAGCGTCCAACTTCGTTCTCGGGACGACTCTCCTCAGGTAGACCGGATTAACCGGCCAACCGTCGTAAGCGTCCATCCCACAAGATTCTCTAAACTTTCCAGAATAGAAAGTCTTAGTAGGGTTAGGCCTGCAATTGTACTTGCGCAGGTTGTCGAGAACGAATTCTGCTGCGTATGTGGGAACGATTATATCGTCGCCATATACGTATACATCGCGAGAAACTCGAAAAACGTTTCTGCGAGTAATAGGGAGTCCTCGGTACTCCAAAAGAGCCGCTACACATATAGTGTAGAAGTACATCGACTCGATTGGAAAACAGAGAGCGCTACCCATAGACGCAAACTTTTTCAGAGGGCCGATAATTCGACCGTCTGGAAGTTTTGCGAACCTCGAACGACAAGCTTCGATCGCGCCCTGAATATCAGGGCTCGAACGAAACATTCCTAACGCCAGGTCAAGAGGTACTCTATCACTAGCATCGGAAAGATCGATCGTTGCTAATCGACCTGTAGTTGAGGAACTCATTGCGAGCTGCTGATTAATCAACTGGGACGTAAAATTTACGTGACCAGATGTCAGCTCAAACTCTTCGATCGCATCGTAAAGAAGCGAGCGAAGGGCTTGCTGTGCATACTGCATGCAAACAGGCTCAACTGCAATGATACGGGGAGCCTTGAGAGTTTTCGGAACCAGAGAGACCTTAACGGGAATCTCTTGGTCCACCGGAATGAGTGGAAAATCCTCGATCCGTCTATCGTCTCGTGCTGATAATACATAGCACGTTTCGTAAAACGGGAAGTAATTATCGAGGCGCTCATGCCAGTTACGGATACGGTACTTCCGATTTCCGGAAATGCCTTCCGCAGTAGCTCCAGGGCCGTGTCGGGGGGTAATAGGTAAATTCTGTAAAGAATATACCAAAGAACCCCATAACACATCAGAGACTGCCAAAAATTTGGCGGTATCTGACTGTTGGAGCAGAAAATCGTCAAAGCTTCGCTCAACGTTGATGAAGTTCTCAATCGCGAGTGTGTTCCGATCCTCTTTACAGGGGATCTGGATTTTCTTGAAGAGTAGACATATCTGCCTAACAGCTTCAACCACACGGGGAATGCGATGAGAGCCAAGATTATCTTGGTCATGTCGTAAACTCCCTGTCTCATAGTCGAACACTAGATCGAGGAACCCCGAAAGAAATACCGGGCCTCCTCGATGGAACTTGAACCTACGAAAGTAGGTCGAGCGCCATTTTGGATCTATGCAGCCTATTTCAAGAGCTGCCTCGAATCCTTTACAGAATTCGGGGAGGGTAATCGTCAAAAACGAAATTCCCTCATGTTCGACACGTGACCGTATAGTTCTTAGGTCACGACTCGAGACAACAGCAGTGCACTGGCTGCACGCGTCTAGATAGACAGCCTGCAGCAACTCTAAGTAATCACTTACGTCGCTTTTCATAGAGGCCCTCTTTATAGAGAGAAAACTCTATCGAGCTACGTAGCAGATCGCTTATAGAGCAATTGCCACAGACAAAGGCGCCTATTGGCGCAAAGGTACGTTTTGAGGATCAGTTGGCGCAGGTGGAACAACAAACGGGGAATCTACAGTTGTAGCCCTCGTAGGTTGTTTTAACCCACCTTCAATTAGCTCAGGATGGACAATCGGCGGTAGAGAAGAGGTTAAAACCTGATTCACCACCGTAAAGATTGCCTGCTGACCTAACGCGCTAAAGAAACTTTTCCATTTCATAGCGTCTCCTTTCGGTTGATTAACGATGAGTTTTCTCGTCGTGCCAGGAATTATGATTCCTGCCCATTCAACCGCTTTATACCGTCGTTGCTGCCGCCTGTTAGCGCGCCGAAAAGGCACGTTAGCAGGTTTATCGCATCGGTCTCGGAAAATCCGATTAAAGGACGTTCCAAGACAACGTAAGCTGCCTCAGTATCAAGTACGAGGTCAGCATTAACGTCGACGTTGCGATCGATACGAAACATCGATCGGACCTTACCGTTTCCGGTGGTCTGATGAGAGATCGTAGCGACCAGCGAACCGTCTGATTTCCGGTAAACAGAACGTTGACCGGATTGACTGACGCGAGGCATGGTCTGAGCAACGGCGTTGTAAGTGACATTTGCTAATGGATCTGCAAACATAGTTGATTTCTCCAGAGTTTGGTGGGAAGCTACAGACTCGCCATGGGCTACCAGTCCACAAGCGAGATCCAAAGCTGTAGCCAGTATCGCAACCTTCGGAATTCAAGATCTCGTGAAATGGACATTTCGCGAGAGACCGAGTGCCGCGAGGATAGAATACTGGGAGGCCGAAAGTGACCCACCCAGGACAAATCCGTAAGGACTATCTGCAAATCGCCTCTGTTTAGAGGATATAGTACGCTGGAACGAAAGTTCCTTCGTACCGCTCCAGAAAAATATGCTGTGGATAGAACGCACAGTCGTAGTTTTCTGTTGCATGATATACAGATACTTGGAAACCATCCCATCATTAAACTGCTCATCAACTCTGCGAACTAAATCGCCGAGATTGGTGAACCAGTCGATGAGCCAGGTCCAAGGAATAGCAGCCCAGAGGTGAGTAGGATTGATCCGTAAGCCGAGTAAAGTAATCATTCGGCGAACATGTACAATCTGTTCATATTGATCAGGTTGTATTGGATCAAATTCAGGCCGGTAAAACTTAAATTCGCCAACAGCCCAGACACGACGATGAACGTCCTGCCAGAGCTCCCAGCGACCGGCTGCACCAGAACTATCTAACTTACAAAGCTGAAAAATGTCAATCCCGGACGGCGCTAAGCCGTATCCAAGGAATGACTGCAACTTTGTAGTGGTGTCCTCTACCTCAAGAGAACGAGACCGTTTAACCCAAGTATTATTTTCGGCCACTATTTGGTCGATATACTGCTTGGCGAAAATGACAGTGTCACAAAGTTGGACAATGTCATTAACGAACGGTCGCCATCCAAATTGGAAGTTGAGAAAGTCCTCAGAAGCCCTAACGGGCAACTGTCGAATGCCCCCGAAGTTCCCAGACAAGAAATTCCAGCTATCGCTGAAAAACTTGCTGGTCTGACGGAGCATACCGGGAACGTCCTTTAATTCATAAATGGCGTTCGCGATACTCGCTTTCTCAAGTTTCGGCCTGATATTCCAGGCCGCGTTCTCCATGCTACTCGTGATCGATGGAATCAGAGGGTGATTCAACAGTTTATTCCCACCACCAGTTGCATATTGCAACTGTTGTGGGTCACTAGTTAGAATCGGTTGCCCAAAGAGCCCCGTATATTCTTTACGGTTCTCAAAGGCGACGCCCGAACCAAAGTTCGAGCCTACAACTGATTGAGCATCGTTACCGGGAACGGTACAATCCAAGATAGTGAGATTACCGCCAGAACGAAAGGTCTTAAGACCCCTAGCACCCCTTTCAGGGATGTTCGTATTGTCCCAACAACGTTGGAACCTGACGGAAGTTTGAACTCCCGTCCAGAGCAAATTAACTTTGGACGTGATCTTGCCATTAGTGAACTGATTAACAGTACCCGCAATGGCACCAGGCTTGATATTACTACCAAGCTTGGTAACTTGTTCTCTAAATCTTGGAGGGCCGAGTGGCATAGGTGCTTGTCCTTTCAATATGCGGGCACAGCCCGCTGTTGATTCGTAACGGATTTGACGACGAGCACTGCTGCCCGTCTAAGAGCCCCACAAAGG